ATGGCCAAGGTGCGCTTCGGTGTGACCACGGCGGTACGCAACTACGCGGATAACAAAGGCAAGGCCGCAGCGGATGACCTGCGCCAAGTGCTGGCCGCGCAGCGCGATGCGCTGATCGGCTGGGTGCCGCCCGGCCTGGCCGGTGCCCGTGACTGCCAACTGATCCAGGGCCAGGCAATGGAGTACGACGCCAATACCTTGCTGTGGACCGAAATCTACGAAACCCAACACGCCCTCGGGAGGGCCTCATGAGCAAAACCACCCCAGTCGCCCCGGCGGCCAAGGCTGAAGAGCCCACGACCGAGAAGGTCAAGCTGATCGCCAATCACACCCACCGCGACAAGCCATGCAAGGCCGGTGACGAGATCGAGGTCACCGAGCGCGAAAAGGCCTGGTTGATCCGCCACGAAAAAGTGGCAGATCCGGCCAAGCCCGCTACTACTGCACCGGCCAAGGAGTAAGTCATGTCCCTTTTCAGCTTCCAAGGCAAAATCCACCTGGCTGAGCGTTCGGCCCTGGGCAAAGCCCTCAAGGTCACCTGGCTGGGTAACGCGCCTGCCTGCACTCTGCAGCTGGCCACCGAAACCACCCCGAAGACCGAGAGTTTCTCTGGCAACCGCCTGCAGTACGGTCTGCTGCAACGCGGCAAGACCGCGACGCTCAACCTCACTTTGGACGAGTGGACGCTCTACAACCTGGCGCTGGCGCTGTATGCCGCTGATGTGGCGATCGCCACCGGTACCGTTACCGGTGAGGCGCTGCCTTCGCCGCTGGCTGCTGGCGACATCATTCGCCTGAACAAGCCTTTCGTCAGCGACGTGGAGCTGACTGCAGCACCGAGTACTCCCCTGGTTGAGGGTACCGACTTCCGCGTGGAGTCCGCTTCTGCTGGTTTGATCGAGCTGCTCACGCCGCAAACGCCAGCCGTTACCGCCGCGTATGAGAATGCAGAAGCTCGGGCGCTGACCATGTTCACCACCACGCCGCCTGACCGTTGGCTGATCCTGGACGGTATAAACACCGACAACCAGGAGAAGGTGGTCGTCGAGCTGTTCCGCTGTAAGTTCAACCCGGTGGGCGACTTCGGCCTGATCCACGAGGAGTGGGGCAACCTGCCTTTGACTGGCACCGTGCTGTATGACCCGCTCAATGCTGGCGACCCGCAGCTCGGTGGTTATGGTCGCATTGTGCAGGCCGCTGCCTGATGGGTGCGCGTGTCGCCAGAAAGCCCAAGGAAGAGCAAGGCGCCAACGACCTGGAGGTCTTGCACCCCAACCGCTCGGCGACCATCGCCGGGCGCAAGGTGGTTGTTCGGGAGTATGGCTTCGTCGAAGGCATGAAGATGCTGGGCATGCTTGAGCCGTTTCTGGCGGATCTCAAGCAACTGATGGTGGACGATCAGCCTCTGACCGTCGCTGCCGTAACCGGGCTGCTAGGCCAGCACATGGACGTGATCACCGACGCGGTCGCTGTTGCGGCTGACGTCGAGGTGGAATGGCTGGTCGGGCTGAGCCAGGACGATGGCTATCACCTGATGATGCTGTGGTGGACTGCCAACGGCCCTTTTTACATTCGCACTGCCCGAAACCGGATCTTCGCCGATCGGGTGGAGCGAGCAAGAGCAACCGTTGGGCAGACGTCTACGCAACCCTGATCGCGGCCGGCTACGGAGACGCCGAGCGAATCGGCAAGCTGACCGAGCGACAGCTACTGATGTACTACGAGGCCGAGCTACGTCGCCAGCGACGTGCCCGCGCTGAGTTCCTGACAGACGCCAACATGGCGTTCGCCGGGGGCAAGGATGCAGAGCAGCATCTGCAGGCGCTGTTGAAGTAGCAACGCTGTTGCTGCATAGCAAATTCCTGGTCTAGTGTTCCCGCACCCGATCAGGAGTTTTCTATGGCCACAAACATCCAAAAGTTTGACCACCTCGCTGGCAAGATCTTTGCCGACCTGTACGAGAGCTTCCCTGTTCCTCGCGGCATCATGCTGACTGACTACATTTCCACTGTGTTCGAAGTAAGCCCTCCTTCTGAGGATGCAAACATGGGGGTGGAAGCTATTGCCGCACTGGACTTCTATCAGCACACGATGGATTGGCTAGAAAAGGCCGGTTTTATTGAGGTCTTGTCCAGAAACCTGATGGGTGAAATCGAGGTTGTACTTACGGTTCGAGGGCTGGAGTCCTTGAAACTGGTGCCTGACTCCCTCACGGGAACCAGTCTTGGAGAGCAGCTTACCGAGGCCGCTAAGGCTGGAGTCCTGGACCAGATAAGAGAGTTAACCGGCAAAGTCATTGGTGCCGGTGTAAGCATGGGTACAGGCTATATAAATACGCTTTGATTTTCGGCTAGCCGAAAATACAGCCGCCCACGCGCGCGCGAGGATTGCAGCGAACCCCACGCCGTGATCCCGCCCGATGGCCAACAAAGAACTGGAACTCGCCCTTCGCCTCAAGACCGACCTGGAACAGGGGCGCCGCGAAGTCGTTGATCTTGCTGATGCCGTTGAGGGCGTCGGCGCTTCGGCCAAGGATGCGAACCGCGACCTGGGCAAGCTGGGCAGCGGTGCCGATGCCGGCAAGGCCAAGACGACGGTCGACGGTCTGACCGAGTCGGTCCGCCAGGTTGGTGCCACCGCTGCCTCCTCCGGTGAAGAGCTAAATCACCTCGGTGAAACGGCTGAGCAGCAGGCCGCACGTATTCGGGCCGTGGTCGCAGCCAGCCTGCAGCAGAAACAAGCCAGCGACCAGGCCACCGCCAGTAATCAGCGACTCAGCGAATCGATTCGCTACACCAATGCCGATTGGAAGGAGACTGCTGCTGCGCAGTCAGCCTCCATGAACGCCTACCACGCTGCAGAGCGGGCCCAGGAACAACGCGCCCTGGCCGAGCGACGTGCCGCCGAGGAGACGGCGAAAGCAGCGGCCGAAGCCGACAAGCAGGATGCAGCCCTGCGCAAGCTGCTCGGTACCATCGATCGTACCGAACGCGAACTCAGCCAGCTCGACGCCCAGGAGCGAGAGCTGAACATGCATTTCAAGGCTGGCCGGCTGGATATCGACGCCTATGGCCGCGCCCTGGATGCCATCCGCAACCGTCGCAACGCCCTGCAGGGCATTGGTGATGAGGCCAAGCGCACCAACCTGCAGCTGAACAGCCTCACCACTACTATCCGCCGCGTGCAGGGCCTGTTGGTCACTGGCTTTGCGGGATTCGGCGTTACCTCGGCCAGTCGCGCGATCATCAACACCAACCTCGAATGGCAGCAGGCGCAGTCCACCCTGCAGGCTGCTACCGGCTCCAGCGCCCAGGCCAGGCAGGAGCTGGAGTACGTGCGCGAAGTCTCCGAGCGCCTCGGCCTGGAGCTGCTCAACACGTCGCAGGCCTACGCACGCCTGGTAGCGGCAGCCAAGGAAACCCCTGAGCTGGGCACAGCGATCCGTGGGATCTTCGAAGGCGTCAGCTCGGCCACCACTGCCCTGAACCTGACCAAGGAAGAGACCAACGGTATCCTGCTCGCCCTGGAGCAGATGGTCAGCAAGGGCAAGGTGCAGACCCAAGAACTGGTGATGCAGCTTGGCCAACGCATTCCTGGTGCGTTCGCCCTGGCGGCCAAGGCGCTGGACACCAACACCCAGCAGCTCGGCCAGTGGCTGGAAAAGGGCATGATCCCGGCCAGCCAGTTCCTGCCGCGTTTCGCAGCGGCCCTGCAGGAGGCCTATGGCCCGTCTGCCCAGGCAGCGGCAGGTGGCCTGAATGCCGAGATCAATCGCCTGAATAACACCTGGACCGAGTTCAAGATCCAGGCTGGCGAGGCTGGTTTCGTCGAGTCATACACCTCTGCAATCCGCGATCTGCAGGCGGTGCTGCGCGATCCGACCATCACCAATGGCTTGAACACGCTGATCACGGCCATGGGCAAGCTGATCGAGTTCAGCGCACGCGGCATCGGTGGAGCCACTAACTTCATCAGCTGGCTCGGCCAAGAGACTGCAGCTCGCCTGGGCGGGCCAGCTGGTGATGACGTTGTGCGCGTCGAGCAAGCGATCGAGCGCCAAGCCGATGCGCTCAAGTCTGCTCAAGAGGCGTACTTCAAGGCGATTGACGGCGGTTATCCCCAGCACATGGTTGATCGCTTCGAGAAGCGCATGCAGGAGGCGCAGACCGAACTACAACGCCTGCAGCAGCTGCAGCAGACCTTTAGCAACACGCCGGCACCGGCTCCTCGATCTGCACCTGGTACTCCTACTCCGACCAACCTCGGCACCTTCACCCCGACTGGTGATGACAAGGCCGCAGTTCGCCTGGCCAAGCAGCAAGAGGACTGGGTCAAGCAGCTGGAGAAAGAGGCGGCTACCTATGGCAAGGGCAAGGCCGCACTGCGCGAGTACGAGCTGGAGCAGCGGAACCTGAGTGGCGCCCTGGAGACTCGAGCACGTGCTGCATGGGCCGTGCTCGATGCCGCCGAAAAGCAGAAGAAGGCCGACGAGCAGGCCAAGCGCGATACCCAATTGCTGGCCCAGCTGCAGATCGACGTGATGAAAGCCACGGGCAAGAACGTCGACGCTGCAGCGGCCGAGATCGAGAAGAAGTACGGCGCGCTGCGCAAGCGCCTGCAGGATGCCGGCAACACGGATGGCGCCAACCTGGTCGGCCAGTTGATCAACATCGAGCAGGCCAAGGCTCAGCTCGACCAGCTCAACCAGCAACTTGAGCGCATCTTCGCCGAGCAGGGTCGCCGAGAGCAGACCATCAGCACCCAGCAGCAGGCTGGCCTGGTCAGCGAGCTTGGCGCGCGTCAGCAGATCCTCGACCTGAACAAGGCTACGGCTGACCAGGTCGAGGCGCTGTTGCCGAAGATGCGCGAGCTGGCCGCTGCTACTGGTGATCCTGCCGCCCTGGAGCGCGTGAAGGATCTGGAAACCCGCCTCGTCGCTCTTCGCACGGTGGCAAACGAGTTCACCAATGCGCTGAAGGCCGGCTTCGAGACGGGCATCCAGGGCGCGCTTAAGGGACTTGCGAGCGGCACAATGGATCTGCAGGAGGCGGCCACCTCCTTTATCACCAGTATCGCCAGCTCGTTGGCTGACATGGCCTCGAAGAACCTGGCGCAGATGTTCGCTGATGGCCTGGGTGGATTGCTCAACAGTGGCGCTGATGCAGCTGCCGACACAGCCGCCGCCACTGCAACTGCTACGGCCATTACGACCGCTTCAACTGCGGGTGCCACGGCGATGGGTACGGGGATCTCGACCGGTGGTACTGCAGCAGCGACTGCTATGGCTGGCGCAATCACAACTGCGGGTACAACAGCAGCCGCTGCAATGGCGCAGGCAATCATTGGTGCATCAGCGGCAAGCTCGACCAGCGACGCGATTTCAGGCGTTGCCTCCGTCGCTGCTGTGGCGGCGTCGACTGGTGGCCATATTACCGGCCCTGGCACCACCACCAGCGACAGCATCCCGGCATGGCTCAGTGACTGGGAGTTCGTCACCCGTGCTGCCGTGGTGAAACAGCCAGGTGCGCTCGACTTTCTGCACGACTTCAACGCCCGAGGCATGGCTGCAGTCAACGACTACCGCGTGCGGCACAACACCGGCGGCCTTGCCGGCGTGCCGGCACCGGCCTTGCCTTCGCCTGGGCTGGCAAACACCCGCCTGGCCGAGCCGGCTAAGGAGTCGGGTACCACGCTCAAGAACAGCCAGAACTTCTATCTGATCGACGATCCGCAGCGGATCGGCGACGTGATGTCCGGCCCGGTCGGCAACGAAGCAATCGCTGTTGCCATCTCCCGAGAGCCCGGCAAGTTCCGCCAAATACTAGGACTGAACCCCTGATGCCCCATCAAATCGGCTTCGTCGACAACTCGGGCGGCGTGCTCGCCCACTACAAGATGCTGGAGACCATCCGCGACTTCGCCTCGGCCAACGGCTGGACGGTGCTGCGCTATGACACGGTACCGGCCAACCGCGAGTTGATCCTTAAGGGCGTGGGCTACACCGGCGAAGAGGAGATCTTCGTTGGTTTCCGCACGTACCAGGACGCAGGCGCCGACTATTACAACCTGCTGGCTGCCGTCTTTACGGGGTATGTGCCGGGCAACACCTTTGATAGCCAACCTGGCGCGCGCCTGAGCGGCGTGCCGGCACACAACAACCGCATCGACTACTGGCTGACCCTCAACCCGCAGCGCATCGCGCTGGCGATGAAGGTCGGCACGCCGGTTTATGAGTCGGCCTACGTCGGCAAGTGCCTGCCATACGGCCGCCCCAGCCAGTACCCATACCCGGTTGTTTGCAGCGGCATGCTCAATGGCGCCGCGACGCTGCGCTTCAGCGACACCACTGCCAACCACTCGATTGGCTACAAGGGCAACTCAGCACGGCTCGGTCTGCGCAGCAATGACAACTGGCTGAACGCTTACTGCTACCCGTGGGGCAATGCGCAGATCGCCGGCACCAACCAGATCCGCGATACCGGCGACGTGTATCACCCTCTGCCGATCGAGCTGCACGACAACGTCAATAACCTCTGGGGCGCCCTGGACGGGATCTTCTATATCAGCGGCTTCAACAATGCCGTTGAGAACACATTCACCCTGGACAGTCACGACTACGTGGT